ACACGGAGAAAGATAAAGAATTGTTGGACACACTTCGATCGATGATGAAAAATAAAGTTATAAAACGGAGGGTGACCTCATTAAATAATTGATTATGGCACTAAATTTGGGGATACACAGTAACACAAGCACATCAAAAAATGGTGCTACTACAAGCGATATGTTTTTGACTGCGAAAGAGAAGTCATATAACGATAATGAGCTAACAAAGAAAATGATTGATACTGTTGACGGCTTACTCCGCCCCTCTTTATCGAGAATAGAAAAAATAAATGAGGCATGGCATCTACATGGTGGTAAGTGGCCAGAGCTTGATTTATATTTAGGCGATGGTGGAGTTGTAATAAGAGAGGAAGATGGGAATGGGGTTAATATGAATATGAATGACTTTATAACACATCATCCTAAGATTAATAATATTACCAATTTTATTCATGGTGATATTATTATGCAGCCCTTGATTCCGATTGTTAAAGACTTTAGTGCTCATGGCAGGAAATATAGGGAGGAGGAAATGTTGCGTAGGCTAAAAGAGTACTATTATGAAAAAGTATATGTTCCACAGGCTGAACTTGTAAAGGCACAGTATATGCAGTCTAATAATATACAAGATATGCTAACCTTAACTCCGGATGAACAGAGGCAGGTGCAAGCAGATTTGCAACAGCGTATAAATAATGCGATACCAAGGAGTATAATAGATGATTTAAAAAAGGTTACTACGCCAGACGAGAAGATAAGGCAGGTATTACTAAATTATGATATAGAAGCATACGATTTATATGATGTTTTTATAAGAGGTGGGGAACAAGCTGTCGTTGCGTATGAAGAATACTACAGGATAGGAGTGAACGGTATAAAACCGACAATAGAGGTACTAAATTCAAAATGGGTAACATGGGCTGGTGATGATACAACTGATTATTGCGAGGATGGAGTTATGGCAAAGTATGAACAATATTTAACCCCACAGACATTTGTTGAGAAGTATGGTAGAGAAGCGATAAAGAACAAGGACTTTTTGAAGGATATTGGCGACTACTTTAAAGAAATACCAGGAGTATTTAGGAGTAATAAAGGTGTGGATAGGAACATGTTTATAGAAGAAGAGAGGGATTTTGTCGATGCTATTGGGGCTAACCCGTCGTTGATACAACAAGACTGGAGGACACTGGATGGTCAGCGTGAGATAGCTCGATTATATAGTGATTTATCCTCTCATTATAGGACAGGTAGTGGAATCAAAGAGACGTATGTTACATTTAAGTGGACGGAGACAATGAATTATGTCCAAAGGGTAGAGAATGGGAAGGTAAAAGAATACTTTTTTAGCGCTGAATATAAAAGAGATAAAACCAAAGATATCAAATTCAGTCAATTCCCTATAAGTAGAGTTTATCATGGAACAAAGGTTGCAGATAGATTCTATGTAAATGTTTGTCCTGTCCCATGGCAATATTATGGTTCCATATACGAATATAAGCCTAAATTGACTATTGCTGGAAGGAAGTATTCTAAGAGCAATGGTGTTGAGCAAGATAATACCTTAATTGGACCAGCAATACAATACCAATTAAGGTATAATATAACAGCAAGTAAGTTAGAGGAATTAGAAAAGGCAGATATTGGTAAGATTATGTTATGGGACACATCTATGCGTCCAAATGGCTGGTCTCATCAGGAATATATTTCGATGATGCTAAGACTAAAGAATGTTCCATATACTAAGTATCAGACAGGACAGGATAAGAACTCAAGGCCATTTTACGTTGAGGACGCAGGTTCTACTTCTAAGATGAACGAATATAGAGAGAACATGGCGTTTTGGGAAAACGAGATGTATAAAGCGGTTGGTATAAACAGGGATTCATTAGGTATGGCGAACCAATATCAAAGCAATGCGATGACGCAATCTAATATTTCTGGGTCTCAAAAGCAGCTGTTACCGTTTCATAATAAAAGGCGACAACTAAAGGAGCGAGTGTTAAATTATTTCAGCAATGTCAGCATGATTTGTTTTTTGGATGACAAGGATAAGCAGGATCTTTTACTCGATGACTTTAGTAGGTTGCATCTTGATGTTAATTCAGACGACATAAGAGGTCACAATACGAGTATTTTTGTCGTTGATGATTACGGTGAGGCGCAGAATGTTGAAAGAATAAGGGGGCAAATATTAAGTATGATACAGAATGGGACATCAATAAAGGACATAATCTCGTTCATGAAAGCTAAGAGTGTTGCAGAGATGTATGAAATTGCGGAAATAGCAGAGATTAAATCGCAAGAGCAAATGCAAGAAGCGCAACAATCACAGCAAGCGCAGATGGATGCAAACAACAAGGCTATGCAGGAGATGGCAGAATTTCAGGAGCAATTAAAAACCGCAAGGGAGGATAGGGCGAATCAGGTTAAATTGGAGATGGCAGAGCTGAATAGTAAGATTATGTATAATGCTGCGGATGTTGACAAGAACAATGTAGCAGATAGTCTTCAGAGTAAGAAACTTGAAATAGCATCGAGAGAGAAAATTGAAATGGCTAAATTAGAGGTAGAAAGAGAAAAAATACGTAAACAGACTAAAATATAGTAATACAACATGTATTACACATCATTATTATTGTAATATTAATTTTATTAAATTATGACAAAAGGATAACAATTCGTATAGTAGTCGATAAAATATATATAAACAATCTTGTGATTGATAAATGATGTGTGATAATTTTACGTTTAGAAAAACGAGCGAATAATTATATTAATTGTCATAACAATAGAGAAAAAAAATAACTTATGTCAAAGGGTAATATAGAAGACGATTTTTTAGCAGGCGATTTATTGCTTGATGAGATTGACGATATAGTCAACCATCAACAATCTGATGCTGATAGCGATGACAGTATCGAAGGGGATGACTCGCAACATTATGATATAGATGATGAAGCATCAAGTAGCATTCAAGCTTCTGATAATGCTAAATTAGATGAAGAAGGTAACGAGTTTTATTTACTTGGTAAGCACTGGCAAGAGACAGGCATAATCCCAGATAGCGTAAAGTTAAATCCAAACATTACGTCTCTCGAATTGGAGGATATATATAGAGACGTAACAAGGGAGAATGTTGTTGCACAAATAAGGACAGAGATATCAGATAGTCTTATTTCAAAGGGGTTGAATCCAGATGAAATATTTAATCTAAGCAACGATTTAGATGCTGCGTTTCTAAAGCAGTATCAGGCTATATCGCAACTTACTTTTGATGAATTGTATGACAACTCGGAAGATATAACAGATTCAGTAAGAAGGATCGGAAAAGAGTATTACTACTCTAAGATGGGTGAAAATGTAAGTGAGGACGAGGTTGATGCTCTTGTTGAAATTGATTTTCAAAAATTAAGTGATGAAGACGCATTCGACAAATATATATCCCAATTTTCAAAACAGGCTAAGGCATTAGAGCATAAAATAGCAAATAAGAATGCTGAAAGAGTTAAGAGGGAAGAGGCTAAAGCGAAAGAGGATTATCAATCCATCAATAAATGGTTGGAAACAAGTGGGTTAAGTAGCAAGGAGCAATCTATAATGAAAGACGCCATTACAAAAAAGAATGAAATATATGACAATGGTAATGGTGTAAGAAGGAGAGTTACTCTATTTGAGAAAAGGAGACTTGAATCAGAGGAAGATATAAGGAAGCAGCTTGAAATTGCAAAATTCTTAATCTTCGGCATCGATGAGTCGAAAATAAAGGAACAAAGCGAAAGGGTCGGTACGTTTAGTACGCTCGACAAAATCGCTAAAGCGAGTGGTATTGTAAACACAAATATTAAAAATAAGAACGGGTGGTCGAAAAAAGTAGATGATGCCCTATTTATTGATTAACAAAAATAAAAACTGTAATAAAATGAGCGGTATTTCCGGGAGACAAGTGGCAAATCCTTATGAGATAAGGAGATATAATGCATCGAACAAAGATGTTATCGCAAAGATGGCAGACTATAGGACAATTTGGGAGGCATACCCACAGGCAAAAGACTATACAATGCTTGAACCTGCTGTTAGAAGAATAGCAGATTGGACAAGAGAGGGCATGCTTACGAAGGGTGGTTCATTGTTGTCTATATTTGAAGATCAGGCAAGAGTTGTATATGAATCAGGGAACAACATGCGCCACAGGTTATATATCGAAGATAACGACCTTAGAGCGACAGTAATGAAGGTCGATTATGAGATTGGTGAAAAGTTGGGCAAGGGTAGAACGGAGTTTTCCATTTGGCTTGATGTCGAATGGTTTTCTGAAAGAGACCTGTTGTTATTAGACTCTGCACAAGAGGCACCATTGCTTATTAAATCCGTATCTCCTGATGGCAACTTGTGGGAGTACAGGGTTCAATTGACAGAGGATGGGTACATAAATGCTAATGAGATTGTTGTTGGCGATATGGTTACACAAATAGGTTCAGCAAGAGGGGAAGCAGCTGACCAAAGAGGGTCTGTTCATATTGGAAAGGATAATTCATATATTGAATTCTCTACACCAAAAACAAGTATGGGATGGGAATTTACTGTAACGGATGATGCTTGGAAGTCAATGCAGCAAAAGAATCAATTTTATGCATTGATTCCACAAAATGCAGATGAAAGGAAACGTGACCCTATGATCACAACAAACCTGCTTGATATGAAGTTTATGGCAGCTACGGATAGACAGATTGATCTGTGGTTGACTTATGGGAAGGGGGCTGGTAAGTTCTCAGGAGCTTATCTTGACTCGCTTACAAGTAAGCATTATAAGTTAGGTCCCGGGTTTTACGAATGGATGAAGTATAGCAAGATTGACTACTTTAATCCTGCTTCGTTCTCAATTGAGTATCTTGCCAACATTATGACGCAAAGATGGCATAATAATGTTGATCCAAAAGACAGAGTAGTTGACTTTGGCACAGGGTCTCTTGGTTTAAAATGGTTTGCTGATGCTTGTAAGAGATATGGAATAAAGTCGTCTCTTGAAGATTTTGAGGTTAATAACGAGATTTCAGGTAATGGTTTCGATGGTATGCACACAGGCGTTATTGTAAACAAAAAGCAATATGTTGGAGCTTTCTTACCAGAGTTTGGAAAGATAAAAGTCCATTATTTGCCTCATCTTGATGATGATAAGTTTGAAAAGAGACGCTATAGAGGGTACTCAATTCGTTCAGGTGAATTTATTGCATTGAACACAGGATTTGGGAACGGTGCCGATTCAAATATCTATATCGTGAAAGATCCTGAAGAAAATGGATTTGGATATGGTGTTGGGTTGTGGTCTCCTTATGGTGCTACATTTAAGAACAAAGAGTTAGTAAACAGATGGGTTGCAACGGAGGGTACAAAAAACCAATACAAGTTAATAAGGGATGAATCATTTACAGTAGTAGTAAAAGATCCAGCTGCTATTATGTGGCTAAAACCAGCTATAAAATAAGATTAAAAGTCAAAACAAATGAAATATACAGTTAGACCAACAGGGCATTTAGACCTTGTAGAAAGAGGATTAGCGACAATGTATCGTGAGTCAAAAGGAGAAAGGGAGGTAGTAGGCGATTATCAAAACGCATTGCTTCCAAACGGCAGTAGTTCGTTTAGGGTGTTTTTTGATTCTTCAAAAAGGAGGTATGACATAAATATACCAACTGATGAGCTTAATAAAATTGCAGAGGAATTGAGGTTGCCTGACAGTGATAAGAAGGAGACTATCACGATGGCAGATATCACAAATGAATACGATCCATTTATGTCTCATCCTGATTTAACTGTGGCTATATCAAATGGTGGACAAACGTTCGACACAGATACAGCATGGGGTAAATTCTGGTGGCACGCTTTTAATAGTGATACAAAAAGGTTCAACATTGATAATGGGACAGACAACCCCCTGGTTAAAAAAGTTCAGGAATTTAAGGTTACGACGGCAGGGCACGATGAAAAAGAGGTATCAAAAGCTATAAAAGAAGGGATAAGAGCCACGGACGTGTTTCATTCTCTTAAGGGGAACTACAAGCAAATGATGAATGTAGTAAGGGCTTTTGATATTCATGTTTCAGACAACCCAGATATTGAGATGTTACGTACTGCAATATATGTAAAAATCACGACAGAGAAAGACTTTAAGACTCGTGATGGCATGAGGAACATAGAAAAGTTCCTTGCAATAACAGATATGAAGCAGGATGATCTTGAGACAAGGGCTAAAATAACGGAGGCAATAGGTTTCGGAATAATTACAAAGGATGGCAGAAAGTTGTTATTTAATGATGAGGTGTTGGGTATCAATGCAGAGCAAGCATTTCAATACTTGTCACGTACAGAAAACCTTGAGACAAAGAGCAAGCTACTTGCAAAGATGATAGAGAAGGGAAAAAAATAATAAAGGCCGAAAGGGATGACGGAGGCAAAATCTCTTATATATAGTCTTAACCGAAAGATAGATAGGTTGAATACTGAAAATAAGAGACATCTTAAAATAGTAGATTTGTGTAGTGCTTTAACGGAGGCACAGTATTATCTCTTAAAGGATAGGATACAGCACATTGAGAAGGATAAAAGAAACAGATACGAATTACGTCAACTCGAAATAAAAGAGCACAGAGAAGATGTAGTTGTAAGCAATAAGGTTTCTACTATCAGAATTCCTGATAATCTTTACAGAGATTTAGGGATACGAATAATAGCATCCAAAAGAGGATGTGGTAAGAAGGAGATTCCATTGACAAAAATGGAGACACAAGATACAGGGAAAAGTCTTGATAACCCATTCTGGAAAAGTTCTTTTGGATGGGAGCAAGTTTTTGGCGATGTGGCAGGTGGTTATCTATATATATATAATGGTACAGACTTTAAAGTGGAAGGTGCTATTATTGACTATATAAGGGGACCTGGTGAAATACACTGTCCATCATTGGTAAGGTCTCCAGAAGAATATGTGGACTGGAATGGTGTCCGGCAAGTAGCCGATACCGCATGGGAGCTTGATGATTTAGTTAAAGAAGGGATAAATTTAGCGGCAATGATGTTAACACGTGATTTAGGCGATTATAAAGAGTTTCAACTTCAGCTATCAAATAATATACAAACAGAACAAATAAATAAATTATAAATAACATGGGTACGTTTTATAGATATACCAACTTAGTAACAAAGGGGAATTTAGGTTTAGTTCCTGCTGGACAGGATGTTGTTTCCCAAGTTGATGGGCAAAAATACAATTTTGAGGCAGGACGCCTTATTGTTTATGACCCGACAACGAATAAGACATTAGATGCTCTTGGTATCGCATCTGCAAAAGAGGTTCGATTAGGCGTAGGGCATAATCCTATGGGTGGTCGAATGGCGACAGAAATTCGACATTTAGGAGGCGACGACATAAATTTGTGTAGAACGGGTCTTGATATAAAGGTTGCTCAACCAAGTTGTTCAACTCCATATATCGTAGATTTTGATTTTGGTTGCACCTTTACAGGAGAGGACTATATGGTGTCTATTGATATAGACGACTGGTTAAGACGTTCTTATTTTAAAGAGGGTACATTTGGGTCATTATTGTACAATCTTCGCACAGACGTAACTTCGTGTACTACTTGTTCAGAGGAAGAGAATTGTACTAAATTGGCATGTCAACTTGCTTCAAAAATAAACAATGATTTTATTAAGCATTATCCCGGTACAAGCAGGTTGGGACTAAATACTGCCAAGCCTAATACAGGTATATGGGCTGTACAAAAGTTCACAAATAATGTTAGCTTTACAATTGCGCAAAGCAATGTAGCCCCTTCTTGTGGGTCAGGATGTGCGGTAAAGGGGCTTAAATCCATTACTGCATCGGAGCAAACACCATATATATTTACTAATGTTGTTGACCCATCGCATCCAACACAAACGCTTGTTGAACAACTTGATAGTGTTGTTGACCAAATAAATATTTTCTTGAACGGGAAAGGGTCTGCGTATCTTAAGAAGGTTGATTGCTGTTCTTACACAATAGAGATAAACTCTTGCTTGACTGGTATCACACTTTCGTACCATGATGACGCCACTACAACAGGTACATCAACTCCTGCATTTTCCTCATTTGTACCAAACGAGGAGTGTGAAGGATGCGCAGGTTCTGGTACTGCTACATTTAGTTGCGGGATTAGACTTTATGTTGACCCTCTCGAATTGCCTTGTCATTGTGCATATCCTGACGGAAACCCTCCATCATACTTTGGACGTACAGCCAAAATTACAGCATGGGGTGATGGATGGAATAACACATCTTACAGAACGGTTGTCGTTCAACAAGGGTCATTGGCATCAGGAACAGGGTATGAAGTTCAGCAGAACGAGTTTAGACAGAGTAATGGTGGGCAGGGATTTGATTATCCTTACGGTAGTTATACAGCAGATGGTAGAATAACTATGCCACTTTCAAGTTCGGCAGCCGCAAGAGCGTCTGTTGCTGATTGTGACGACATATATTGTATATGGTCTATTGTAACAGAGAACCATTTGGCAGGACACCCAAGTTCTCGTATTGTGCACAATGCACAAACAGTCAATTGGTTAAATGTTCCAAGATATGATACCGTAACAGTTGGTGCAGCACAAGATGTACTTGAGGCTATGGCAGGAGTAGGTCTCTGTTCCAGAGCGGAAATAGAGTGTGTTGATTTAGACGGATACGGATCTTGATAGGGAACGAGTAAAAAAACTTGGTATCTAATTCAAAAATATAAATAAGGAGGCTATTATGTCGGCTAAAGGTTATAAAGGTAAAGTGGGTGTAAAAGAAGGTTTTCTGTTTAACAAACGGACAGAAAAAGGTTATACAACGCTTAGTGAAGCATTAGAAGCAGAGGCGAGATGCGGATGTGGCATTGACTGTTGTGAAGGGGTGGTAAATATTCCTGATCAAGAGGATGGTAAAAGTGTATCTCTGTATTCAGTTGGAGGGGTACTGAAATTCAAGGATGGAGATGGTGCGGTTTATACTGTAACATTGGTAGCCGATTAACGAACATAAAGAATGAGTTGTGCTTGCATAAATCAGTACTTCGACCTGCACGTAACAAGCATGGGACCTACACGTATGATTGTTGAAGACCAATCAGTGTGGATGGATGACGACGGTTTTTCGAGTGTTTTGACAATAGATGTTAGTGTTCGTTCGCTTACGTCAAGAGGGATAAACTTTGTTTACCCTCTTTATGTAGGTAAGAGAAATATATTAACAGCGAAAGAGCTGTACGGAGGTAAGGATGGGGAGTGTATAAAAGACGACATATTTTGTTTTGAAATTGGCCCCAACGGGAATGGTGCATGTGGAGTGAAGATGTCTGTAAATAGAGCTTATTTACAAAACGCTAAATGCACCTTATTGTCCTTGATGGCAAATGCGATAGACGAAACGGATTATAATTTGATCCAAGACGTGAAGATGTTAATTGAGGTAATAGAGGCTCACGTTGAGCTTGGAAGGATAGAGGACGCAAGGAATATATATAAAATATTGAGTAATAAGCTAAAAGAGTTTACTTGTGAATGCTGCAATTGAAACGGTTAGGTGTTGTGTCAAATGTGATGAGTGTGCAGATTGTTACACGCATTCTTTGTCCGATATTAGAACGTTGCTTGTTGCGATAAAAAAAGAGATTTCTGATTTTGGCATAAAATATTCTCAAAAAATAAATTGGGGGTATTCCTGTAAAGTTTTTAGCGACGAATCAATACGTAAACTGCTTGTCTATAAAGATGGTATTACTCAATACTATCACGGATTGAGACAAAAATCAATGTCTTGCTTATGTGATACTGAATTCCAAAAGCTAAAAGAGAAGGTTTTACGAATAATAGATATACGGAGATGCAAAATGAGTGGCGTCACCGATATTGCTATTGATAGAAGCGGATACGATGGTTGGGTTATTAACAATCCAAGCTGTGTTGCTTATAACACATGGGAAAAAGGCTTTATAAAGTGCCTTCCGCCATCATTCCTTATTTCAGCGACAAAGAGTAGGGATGAAGGGATTGTTAGGACACTGTATGCTTTAGTATCAAATGATCACAGCAAATGCCTTATAAAACTACTTGCTTATGCAAGCAAAGCCATGAATGATGGTGTGACATGTGCTGCAAATATAAACAAGCAGTTCAAAGCATTAGTCACCAAACATGACTGCGATATGTCAATATCTGTTTATTCGGAGCTTATAAGGTGTAGCCTCTCATTTAATCTTATCTCTACTATATTACAATGTGGTGGCAAGTTTTCTCTAAATAAAAATGGGGTACCCCAGGTTAAGATAGGAACGAAGGTAACAAAGGTGTCAGATTTAATAAAACTGGCAGGAGGGACGATGCCTGAAATAGATAACGAAGAATTTAACAACATATATTCATAGACAATGGCTTGTGGTTGTAACAAAAATAAGAACAAGGATTTAAAAAATGGGAGAGGATACAAAAATCAGTCTCGATGTATAGGATTAGATTGCTTGGGAAACGAGGTAAAAGAGAGTCTTGATATTTATCAAAAAAAAGGAGTTGTCGTTGATGCTAATAATAAAAAAGGGATAGTTCAGTAAAATGGGAGTAAGCAAGTACACAATAAACATTGAGGAACAAGTAACCGGTGGTGCAAGATGTTCCAGTCCGAAGATTGTATGGGATGAGACAATCTGTGCAGGGATAACTTGTTTGAAAAACAACGGGAGGACGATTGAAGTTTCAATCCCTGATGATTGTGATGAAAAATGTTTCTGGGTAACATATACATGCGAAGACAATTGTACAAATTGCGATCCGATAAGGCTAAAAGTTTGTCCATGTGATGAGGACAAGGATTGTGACGGATGTTCACATTGCGATGGGAATATCTGTGTTTCAGAATGTGAGGATGGTCAATGGTGTTCCGATGCAGATATATGTATTGGGTGCGATGAATACCATCCGTGTTCAAATGGTGAACAGTGTGTCAATGGTGATTGCCAATGCCCACCTTCTAAACCGTATAAAGATAGTAATGGGGTTTGCGTACCATGTACGGATACGTCATGCGACGATGGGTATCAATGCACCAAAGATGGCTGTGTTCCTATAGAGTGCGAGGAAGGTGTATGGAACATCGAAAAGAAAAAATGCGTAAAATGTAATTACACAAGCGATTGTGGGCCAAACGAGGAATGTATTGATAATGGCTGTGATTGTATAGAAGGGTATAAAAGGAATGTAAACGGAGACTGCGTTCCTGATGATTGCTCTGACGATTCCGATTGTGGCCCATGTATGGTTTGTTCTCCTGATGGCTGTATTCCAAGAGATTGTGGTGTTGGTTATGTTTGTGTTCCAGAACTTGATAAATGCGTTCCTATATGCGACTGTAGCTCTGGAGAAGGGTGCGATAGCAATAAATATTGTAAGCATTTAAAAGGAGATATATGTTATTGTGCAGACTGCATAGATGGAGATTGCCCTTGTTCGACAAAGCCGTGTGAAAATGGTACAGATTGTACAGATACATGTGGATGTGATGATGACAATATCTGCCGCCCATGTGCCGCATTAGATTGTGATGAGTGTAAAAAGAGATTGGGTTGCAAATGTACTGATGGGACTAAGTGCGAGGATGCTGACGATGCTGATGGATGCAATAATCAGGATTGTTCCGACAACCCATGTACAGGAGTAAATTGTACATGTTATGAGAGTGTGTGTACGAGTTGTTCAAATTTCTCATGTGACGATGGTTGTCCAAATGGATGTAAATGCGATCCAAATGGAAGCAACGTATGTGTTGGAGACCCAGACTCATGTAAGGATAAGTTCACTGCCTCTATAGACAATTGTGTCGCTAATGCTGAATTAAAATTGGAGAATGGTTGTGCATGTAGTCCTATAACATTTGTCTCTAAAATAACAGGGCTGAAAAACGTTGGTGAGGATAGGCACAATATTACTATAGATATTGAGCTTCGCAAAGGGAAGGCGACTACAGTAGCAGATGCAAATAACCTATCTTTGGTAAAAGACCTAACTAAGCCCAATATTTCAACAAGCGATGCTCCGACAAGTGGCTTTATAGAAGTTAAAAAAGAAATAACGTGGCAAAATCTAAGGAGCAATGGGCTTATAGATGGAGTAGTATATACAGAGGATGTAGCTGTCCCAAATATAGCCTTTGACAACAAAGATAAGGTAGTATATAATGGTGTTTTCTACAATGCAGGGACAGTATTGCCAAACCCTAATAAGATAGGATACAACAGAAAAGTCGTAAACACTTCATTCTCATTTAAAAAACTTGATGTTTTTAAATTCGACAAACTGCCATGCTCATACCAAGGCAAACATTTAGGAATATCACAATATACATTTAGCTTAAGAAATAAGGCTATATGGGAAAATAACGACTGGGGAAGTATCGGTACATTATCTGATAAGACTTTGGTTGTAACTACAAGCGATGTTAGAGACCCATTATTCAAATGGTATGGATACAGTGATGGTGATTCTTTATCAGAAGCTGATGTATTTCGCAAACGACACATACCAAAAGTTAGTGGCAAGTATAAAGATAGCCTAAAGGGACCAAATGGTAAGAAATTCTTAGAAGATTACCCATTGGTTGCCCCTGATGGGATGCTATGGGGCAATAAAAGATATGCAGTTAGTGTTGACTGTGGATGTCAAGATGAAAGATTGATTGGAATAGGGAAAGCTGGAGTATGTGATCCAAGCACGATAACACAACCAACATTTACAAGCTGTAATAAATCATTGAAATTAAATCCACCATTCGCTCCATGCTTAATGAACCAGTGGTTTACAGATATTCCTGTTGAGAACAGGGCTACATGGGAGTTATGGATAAATGAGTCTTTGGTGAAAACCTTTGCATATCAAGTTTCACCTGCTGGGATCTATGAATTAAACAATGGAGTATTCGGTGTGTCCGCCTTTATAAATGAGTACAAATCACCTGATAATTCTGCTATAACATCAGCTAAGTTAGTACAAAAATACGGATCTTCTGATTTTTGTACAATACCTATCGCTATTCCATCTATCGGGGCTAAGCCAAATATCACCTTTACCGAAGGGGAATGCGATTCTATTACTGGTAAAAAAAGGATTGTAGTAAACAAGAATCAAGTAGTAGGTAGAAAGATATCAAGCTTTATCGTAACAGGAGGGGTATATCCATTTGCTCCTGATAGCAATACAATAACCATGGATGTTCCTGCAAACGTTTCATTTACTGCTACAGTAACATTCGAAGATGGGTGCACTTACTTATATCAATATAATTCGTTGAGCTGCTTACCAATGGTTCAAATCGTTGGTGATGGAGGGGTTATTTTACCTCCAATTGTAACGGTAGGCACAGATGCTGTTGGTATAGCTGATGGGTATGTATCAGATGTTGATAAAATGGAGTTGTGGATAAATGGGGTCAAACAGATAACGACAACAGGTACGCAGATTGATTTCAAAATCAACACGAGTGGAGTGTATCAAGTGAGAGCATTAAATATAGGTGGTGTTGTATTAGGGACAGCAGAAAAGGCGTTTACTATAATAGAGCCAATAGGCGATGAGTTTATTGGGTTCGGTGCGGAGATTGTGAACTGCATCTATTCTGGAAAATTTGTTGTGTCAGGGATAACAAGCCAGATGCTTGGCATGAATTTAAAGGTTTCTGTAAACAACGGTACAGCTAATTATATAGCCATAACGGCTGGTATTGTATCGGCAGGAAAATATGTTTCAAGTGTATATCCTGCAAATACAACGTATAAGGTTTTTGGACTTGGTACAGGAACAGGTATTAATTGGATAGAGGTTATCCCATCACCTATCCCAGATAGCATAACATTACCGTCAAATCTTGGAGACGGGAGCCCAAAAGTAACTGCATTAAAGATTAATGGTGTCGCATCAAATGTAACAGTATGTCAAGGAGACGATGTTGTTATCCGAGTAGAAGGGACAGCAGGTTCGGTAGTATTGTTAAACTCTGGTGCATTATCAATAACTATTGGAGCATCTGGTTACGGAGAGACTACGATTAAGCCAACAACGACAACTAATTATACGATAAGTTCCGTTACAAATGGTGGTTGTTCAGGAACACAGGGTGTTGGGTTGGCAAGACAAGCTATTGTTAATTCCGCTTCCTTAATAACAGTTGTCTCTGATGTATGCAACAATACCTTAACAGCAAGGACGATTACATTTAATCATATAACCACAGCTAAAGATCAATCTGGAAACAATTTAACAATATTGGCAAATTCTGTTACAGTCGATCCTAATTTGGTAACTACTGTAGATGTTACATATACATCAAGTGGGTGTACCGCTACATTAAGTCATTCAGTAAATAGTTGTAATTGTCCTATAGTAGAAAGCACAATAACGAGCAGTTCATCATCTATCTGTTTGGGTGATGGGGTAACAATTTCAGTCGGAGCAACGGGTGGTGTAGCTCCTTATACTTTCCAATATTTTATTGATGGTTCTTCAGATGGGTCACCAACAACAGATACAGCAAGGGGATATGTCCCATCGCAAAGTACGGTATATGGAGTTGTTGCGACAGATGCTTTAGGGTGTGTATCAGAGTTTAAAAGCATTAGTGTAACAGTTACAGGAATTACGCCTGTCAATATTATACTAAATGAGGGACAGGAAGGGATAACAGAGGTATCTAATAATTACTTTGAGGCGTGTTCAGATGTTTCGACAATAACATTTAAAACACAGCAAGCATATACCGGATATGCATGGTCTGTATCAGGAGCATATATGGGATCACCTATGAGTGGTATTGGTGCAACATTTAGCATGGTTACAGCAGATATAACAGGAGCAGCATTTCTTACTATTACAGTAACAAGTTCGGGCGGCTGTACATCTACAGAAACGATTCAGATAAACAAAGTAGGATGCGCATGGATATCTGGCAGCGAGATATTGTTTGTAGGCAGGTTTGATAGTAAGATGTATAAAACTACGCTTACGCCAACTACAATTGGAGGTGTCTTATCAGAACCATGTACGAACCCAAGCTTTGGTGGTTCTGGTATAGCGTTAAGGAATAACGGGAATCTTATTAAAAAGACTGCCAATGTAATAAGCAAAGTAAATAGGGCAAACTGTTCATTCCAAAACATTGGAGCCTTAACAGGCGCATCGACTACGATTGGGTTTATATCTAACGATATGTTGTTGGTATGGCATAATGACAACCAACTTGGGACATATAACTTAAACACGAATGTAGTCAATATGAGCTATTACACCGTTGCTGATTCAGGCGGTTTCCATTACTCAAATACATTCGGTAATGGCACAATGGCAAGAATTGGGAATGATGTTTTTGCGGTATGTACAAAGACAGAGATATTGACAAGTATATCCACAACGGTCGTAGTTAAATTCACATTGGATGGGAGCAACAATGTAACTACATTTACAGACTTGGGCGGCGTACCATACTCTGTTATGGGATATGCTTCAATAATAAGACACAATAGCAATAATTACCTTATTACTGAAACAGGAGCAGAGGTGTATATATTGAATACAACAAATCCTTCGCTATCAACATTGCATCCAAATGGAGTGCTACCCGGTGCGACAGGTGTATTGGCTATGACATGTATATATAATCCATAACATTTTAAATAGATAACAGTGGCATATTGTTTTTGCAGACCTACGATATATAATCCACCGGCAAAGCCGTGTGATGGGTGTTTACAAGCACATACAATTGTGGTTGGATGTGGACAAGGGTTGATGCCGTGCGGAGATACAACATCAATAGATCTTGATGTCTTAAACAAGAATGGAGTAGAAGCCGTTTATTCTCTAAAATCTGGTGGATACAACAATACTGAATTTGAGTCAGTAACTATATCTGCCTCTGGGCTACTTGAGGTTGTAACGGCTTGTATATGGGAGGCGCATAAGGTCTATGATATATGGTACACAGTAACAAAGGGTAATCTAAAAAACTATGGAAAGGTTAGTTTCTGCATGGATAACCCATGCGACGAAGGATGCACTAACTGTAATTGGGATACAGGCAACTGTTATGGCGAAGGAAGACGCATTACATTCTTAAAACCGTGTGGAGCATTAAATCAAATATATAACGCAACAATGGGGTTAAGTCTTTATGCGTGTGATGGTACAACATCATGGACTGTTCAAGCTGATACAGGAGTGAACGCAACAATAGCCGGTGGGTTTATAACATACTCAATAAACAACGATGTCGTTATTGGTAAAAAATACCGTGTATCATGGACTGCATCATGCAGCAAATACAACATGACAACAAGTGGTTATTTCGATTTAGAGATAGAAGATTTGTGCACAGGCGTAACATGTTCTAATGGGCAACATTGTGAGCCATGTACAGGCAATTGTGAAGAGAATACAAGCGACTTGCGTATAGAGACGACTTTTGGAAGCACAAAAGGTTCAACGTCTATACAAGGCGGTGGACTAAAAATTAATTAACTTAAACATAAAGAAATGCCAGAAATAACGGGTGTAGGAGATAAGATATATTTACCTTTGTCTTTTACCAATAACGGGTACAATACAGAACTCAATGCTGTAGTGAATATAGTAGTTCCGCCGGGTGTTGCATTCGAAGGGAAATCCATTCCACGTGGTACATTCATGATGGTATCGCCAACACTTGCGTTGTGGACAATAGGAAATATGGTGGCTGGTGAGACTGTAAGTGGTACATTCACATTTGCTGTTACGAATCCCGCATTGGCAACAGAGTCGCCTGATGATGATAGTGGATATTCTACATCTGTAGGATTTGAATTTAACGTCGTTATTTCAGGAGACAACCTTGATAATCTTTCGGGCAATAATAGTCGTACATATTTTTTTCCACTTACAACGTGCGCACCTGCATCTGGGGCTATTGGATTAGATCCAGGATGTATTTGCGGAGACTTATCACTAAATGATACCGATTGTACAAATGGGGAAACAGAGTGGCGGCTTGTTTCTGGAAGCAGAGTCAATCTTAGTAATAGCTTTGAATTAAATGCCGATGGGACATACAATACCATGGGTATGATTTTAAACCCTTTTGAAGCCTCTCATTTCCAATATACAATATGGTGTAAGCCTGTATTAGGTGAATGGGTTCAAACATCTGGACCAGCAATGGTCACAATTCCAGCCTTGCTAAGCGAACCTTTTGTAATTGATGCAGAAAACATAAATTTCTCTGGCTTGAATGAGTACCTATCAATGGAGGATGCTGTTAATGATTTGGGATCAGGCAAGATGTTTCTTGCAGGATTAAGTAATGTAGAAGGATGGTCATATAGAACTCTTTTAGTAACTCCATAATATATATCAATATGTCTATAGTAAGAAGTACAGGTA